CTTCATAGATATTTTCAATTATATAATGAATTAGGTTTACATGCTAAAAATGTACGTAAGTATATTATTTTACATGATACTGAAACGTACGGTTATTCAGATGAGCCTTTATATGCCCCGCATATAGCTGTAAAAATGAGTGATAAGGTAATTGCTACTAAAAAGAAAGGTCTTAAGCAAGCTGTAAATGATTTTCTACATGAAACAAAAGAAGGTAAAAACTGGGCTGTTCATGAGGAATTTAAAAACAATAATGGCCTCACAATTCTATCGAGAATTTAAATGAGAATAACTAGTTGATAAGTTATTATTAATACGCTATAATAAGAATATATGATTATTAAAGATATTCAAGTTTACGACGGCCCTCTCATTCATAAGAGATTCGCATACGATTATTTCCGTAATAAAGTATTACCTACTGGTAATATAATTGCTTTTAGATGTCCGATGGATGTGAGCATTGATGGTATGATTGACCAAGAAGATGTGCTGCAGGGAGATTATATATATAGTGATGATGCAGTTAACTTCTGTTGGGAGATTCCAAACTTAGATAGGTTTGGAGCCGTAGCGTTTCAGCGCTTACTCAACACTCAGATTGCTAGTATACTATCTGGTTTAACCAATAAGCCGATTGAGGTAGATGGAGACGACCTCATGGTTCATGATGAATTTGAAGGAAATGACGGTAAGCTACAAGCTGTTGGTAAGTGTAGTGTTAGTATTACATACTCAAAAGATAATGTAGCTATTGGGCATACGGGTATTAATATTAATGCTGGTAGTAAAGCTCCTGCATTTGCTTATAGTACTAAACTTAATGAGGAGCAGACTCAAGAGTTTATGACTAGGGTTATTGATACCTTTTACGGTATGGTAGATGATATCTTTATCGCTACTACTAAGATTAATCTATAATGACTATTTTTCAGTATCTAAATAGCTTACTCTATAGTAAGAAGGTAATAGATATGAACTGCGACGATGAGTCGCAGTTTAACCTGTTTATGGTCAATCGATGGGCTAGTATGTACTCACCTGAGATGGCTAATTATATTAACGAGTCGAGTAATAGGTATTGGAGCTTGTTTGATGATAAGCAGAATCAATATAACTATCTATATAACCTATTGCCTCGTTTGAGATTTAAAAAGATTAGCTATCTCAAGAAGATTAAAAAGGATAAAGTGAAGAAGGAAGAAGAGCCAATCCTACCTGAGTTTATATCTAAGAGGGAGTACAAACATAATGTTGACTTACAGAAAGTGCTTTATAAGTAGTCTATATGGCTGAAGCATCTATTGACAACCTAGCAACAAAAAGAAGTCTAATTGATCTGAGCTCTCATAGCGATGGAGACTTCGATTTAAGTAAAGAGTTTATTTTATCGTTTGTATATGACGATATTATTTTAGTTGAGTATATTGATGAAGCACCGGATGCTTCCGGTGATAATATTATGAGAGATGGTATTTATATACCCACTAATACTCTCACAAAAACGTGGCGTAAAGCTAAGGTCATTCTGGCTGGCCCGGAATGTAAATATACAAAAGCAGGTGACATCGTTATGTTTCCTAATGATAAAGGAGCGTCAGTTGCAAATATTCAGATCGCTGATTATGGTACAATAAACAAGGGTATGTTTTTGAATGAGCAAAGATTGTTCGGTATTTGCAAGAGACGAGAAGATATAGAAGACGGTAATGCCAAAAGTTAGCCGTCAGAGTTTATTGCAGTTATTAGATAATAATGTCTGTGAAATAACATTTATCAAGCGTACAACTGGTGAAGTGCGTACGATGCTCTGCACGAATGATCAGACTATTTTAAATAGTGTAAACGGTCGTACCACATTAAACTATAAACCACCTTCTAGACTGCCTGAGTATGCACCAGGGCCAAAAAACCTAGTATTAACTTGGGACGTCTTCATGCAAGATTGGCGAATGGTTAACATGGATACTTGCAACCTTATTAAGAGTATACCACGTGATGAGTTCTGGGAGTATTTTAACACTAATGTTTATACTATGACGACAGAACAGAAACAACAATTTATGGGTAAATGAGACAGGTAGCAGCTATAGAGACACAATTGAATGACTTCCTGCTAAGGGACGTAGTATTTCTCCTGAGTAATGGAAAGACCCTTAAAAAAGGTAAATTAATTTTATTTAAGTTTAAGGAATTTCATTTTATATTTACGCTAAGGAATCATAAAGATGAAACACGCGTGTATGAAATACCCTACCCGTATAACTGGGAACGGCAAGACGCTGGTAATTTAAAGTTCTCATATGACCTAGCGGAGCTCGCTGGTACTAGTAAGACCCTATTTTACCGTATAAAGGTACTTGACAAATCTAATTGTAATAAATTTTACGATTCAAGCCTTGTTTTATCTGTTGTGTAGCTTATACTGGTTACATGGTAGGTAAACTTTTAAATAATTTCCCACAGGGATATACTCCGAGTAGTCAGCAAGACGAAATAATCAGAGAAATTGATAAGGCATTTAGCTCCGGGAGTAAATTCGTCATATGCAGTGCACCTACCGGCAGCGGTAAGAGCTTTATATCAAAAACTCTTGCGAATGCATCTACACCTTTTTCTGATACCTTTACTGAGCTGGTCAATACATATGCAGCCTTTAAGATGGATTCTAACGGTAATTATACATATGAACAGGAATGTAGAAATGCACTACCAGCAGGTGCATTTGCATTAACTATCACCAAGGCTCTACAAGACCAATATCAAGATTTATTTGAAGATACCGCTGTATTGAAAGGTAAGGCGAATTATAGGAGCACTATTGATGAGAATATTGACGTTGAACAAGAGTCGGTAGTAATGCCCAAGAAGATTCTAGATGCTCACAGACAGGCTAATAAATGTGACTATCATAATGACCGTAACGCTGCTCTTACTAGTAAGTTCGCAGCTTTAAATTATAACATGTTCTTGGCGTTACCCGATCATGTTAAGTATAAGAATTATATTATATGCGATGAGGCGTCTGAGTTAGAGGATGAGATCATAAAGCAATTTTCAGTAGCGATTGATATTCAGAGATTGCAAAAATTTAAAGTTAAGATATTCCCGCTAGCATCTACTAAAAATACTGCTGTTAAGAAGTGGTTAAATGAAGTACAGGCAACCATTATTGAGCACATTAATATATTGACCGATGGTATTAAATTAGGTCTTTCAAATAATGAGCTATCAAAGTTAAAATATCTTAGGAGTTTGCACCGTACTTTAGTATTGATTAGCGATACCTGGCAGAAGTGTGAATATATTGTACAGGTGGAAGATAAGTTTAATATCAGACTTACTCCGCTCAAAGTTGATACTCTTTCAACCTATATCTTCAAATATGCTGAAAAGGTTTTATTGATGTCAGCTACAGTTATTGATCATAAAAACTTAGCTAAGACTCTAGGCATTAGGGAGTATAAGTATGTTGAGTCAGGTAGTTCATTCGACCCAGCTAAAGCACCTATATACATATCTAGATCTAATCGGCTCAATCATGCTAACCTACAAAAAGCTCTACCATCGATTGTAGAGCAGATAAAGGAGATTTGTAAGAATCATAGCGGTGATAAAGGTATTATACATACACATACAAATTACATTACCGGGTACCTTCAAAGAGGTTTGAGTGATTCGAGGTTTCTTTACCGAGATGGTATGACCCGTAATGAAGAGATCTTAGAAGAGCATACAGCGTCAGATCAACCAACAGTATTAGTAAGTCCATCCTTAGGACTAGGAGTCGATCTTAAGGGAGACCTAGCACGTTTTCAGATTATTATTAAAGCTGCGTACCTACCACTCGGGGATGATAGAGTAAAAAAGATGTTTGAGCAGGATAAGCAATGGTATGCTAATAAGATGCTTTCAAACTTTATACAACAATGCGGTAGAGGTATACGTAATCAGGATGATCATTGCGTTACGTATGTTCTCGACGCTAATATATATGATGCGGTTATACGTAATAAATCAAAACTACCCAAGTACTTCCTAGATAGATTCGTATAACCGGCTGTATTTGTATAAATATTTGTCGATGGAGACATTTAAACAATACTACTACCTCGATGAAAATTTAAAGAGTGCAATCGCTGCTGGTGCACTAGGCCTAGCTTCGCTTGCTGGCGGTACAACAGCAGACGCGTCTGGTATTACGTTCTCCTCCCCCTCTAAAGCTGCTCTAAAGGTATCTCCATCACCTATATATAATCCTAGTTTTATTCAGGAAGTAAAGAGCGCCGAAAATTCCGTAATGTCTGGTTGGAAAAAAAATAAATTCTACCCTTACTCGAGCGCAGAGGGCGGCACAAATACAATAGGGTACGGCCATAAACTCACTAGTAACGAGGCCAGGTCTGGTAAGTTCACGTCCGGATTAACCGAAGCACAGGCCACTGCTCTACTTTTAAAAGATCTTCGCCACTCTGAGGGTAGGTTGAAGAAGCATTTAAGAGATAAATTTAAAGTAGACTATAATCAACTAGTTATCGATCAAAAACAAATACTGCTCGATTTCACTTTCAACGTAGGTAATGTAGTTGCTAAATTTCCCAAGTTTACGCAACATGTACTCAATAAGAACAAGGTAGGTATGCTTGAGGAGTATAAGAGAACGTACCGGGATGCGAGAGGAGTAAAACATCCAATACAAGACCGAAACGAGAGAACACGCCGCTTTATTGAGGAGCGGTTTTAGATTTCTTCTTCTTTTTCTTCTGCCTTACAGGTAGAGTAACAAACATCGTCTTCATTTTTCCGCCCGGCTGACCCTTAAATCCAGAAATAGATTTTGTACTATGCGGTTCGTTCAATTGAGGATTAACAGTACCGTACTTACCACTAGGTCTGACCTTAGCCGGTCTCTTAGTATCAGTAGGAGCAGTAAAGTCCTCTAGAAGTTGATTATACAAATCATTAAAGGTCATACTACTATTTAGAGTTTAAAGTTGAAAATCCCACAATATACCATATAATTATATGATGCCAAGCACCCAAAAGATTAATTGCGTCGTCACAGGTAAACCTACCGTTTACTCTGGTGACTTCCTCCAAAAGAAGATAGATGAATACGGTAGTGAGGATAATCTCACAAAATACTATATTTGCAGAGAAGTTAAGGCCTTTCTTAAGAAGGGTTATAAATGTGAGGATATACGAAAGGTGTTAAACGTATGCGAGAGTGTACTATACCCCGCTGAGGATATTATAACACATATACAGGAGAAGTTTGGTAAGAAAAGTATCTTAAAGGATCATCCTAGCTTTAATAACGCGTTGACCGGATTTACTTATAATAAAACTGATTCTGACGTTGAACATTTTATAAAGGAGTATATAATCAAGGTATGAACTTAACTGCTCGAATTAATAACGATAAGGTAGAAATCTTTGATGTGCAAACCGGGGGCATCCATGCATCCCATAGTCTTCCGCCAGGTAAATATAGTGGACCTACTATCTCCGGTAATATGGTTTCTGTGACTATTATGACCCCTTATACTGGCGATAAGATTAGAACTATCGATCTCAAGACAGGCGCAATGGTTAGTGAAATCTCAATGTAATGGTTGATATAAGATTAGTTGACCAACCTGTCGATACTGATAAGTTTGAATCATTCGATGGTGATATGCCTACCCTGTTTCTGGGATTCGCTATTAAAAATGAATATGACCATAAACGTCTCTCTATTAATAAAAAATATAAACCAAGAAAGATACTACTAGCGTTTGAGAAGGAAGCAGATGAATATGCCATATTACCGTTATATGGGCTTTTTCTACAGTTGAATAAGAACGGTAAGGAGTTGGCTGATACTCTTCTAAAGCAGCAAAAAGAAAAAGCAGTAGATATTTCGACATACGAGCAGATATTAGATGAGTATGGTATGACATGTCACGACGCATATTCGTATCTTAATAACCGTATATTCCCTATTGACTTTAACGCATTTACACGCCTAACAGATAATCCTATTATCAATGATAAGAAGATTCTCCAGCACTTACTCAAATTAAATGAGAGTGAATTTAATTTTCAGAGATTCGGTGCTTTTAAACTATTAATCCTAACAAAATAAAGTAAATAAACTCATATATGAACATCGTGAAGAGAAACGGGGAATTAGTACCCTATAACGTAGACAAAATTCACCGAGTTATTGAGTGGGCTGTAGAAGGTATTAAAGGTGTAACGGCGTCTGATATCGAAATTAATGCTGATCTGCAGAAGAAAGAAGGTATGACGACGGTCGAAATTCACGACGTCTTAGTTGATTCAGCTGCAAATTTAATCAGCCTTAGTTCACCTAATTATCAATATGTTGCAGCGCGTCTATTATCATACCATCTACGTAAAGAGGTATGGGGTGGTAAGAATCCTCCTAAGCTTGTCGACTTCATTAATGAGAATGTACATGATCATGATGTATATGATGAAGATATATTGATGATGTATAATAAGACAGAGATTAATAAACTCGACGAATACATCGATCACAGCCGTGATGAAAACTTCACTTATGCAGGTATGCGGCAGCTGTGTGATAAGTACCTTATTCAAGACAGATCTACTGGAAAGCTTTATGAGACCCCTCAATTTGCTTATATGATTATTGCTATGGTGTGCTTTGGTCAATATACTGGCGATACGCGGATTGCTTATATAAAGAAAGCTTACGATTACTTCTCAAAGTTTAAGATTAATATACCTACACCGTTAATGGCTGGTGTACGTACCAAGATCAGGCAGTATGCATCTTGTTGTCTAATTGATATCGATGATACACTACCTTCTATCTTCTCGTCTTCCGCAGCAGCTGGTTTCGCTACAGGTTCAAGATACGGTATTGGTTTAAACATTGGCCGTGTGAGACCAATTAACTCTCCTATTAGAAATGGTGAGGTCTTACATACAGGTGTTATCCCGTTCCTTAAGTTAATGGAATCCACCGTCAAGTCTTGCCATCAGAATGGTATTAGAGGTGGTTCTGCTACAGTTAACTTTCCCTTCTGGCACTATGAGGCTGAAGATATGCTTGTACTTAAGAATAACTCTGGTACAGATGATAACCGTGTCAGAAAGCTCGACTACTGTATTCAATTTAGTGAGCTGTTCTATAAGAGGTTTCTTAGGAATGAAGACATTACTCTATTCTCTCCAAATGAAGCGAAAGATTTATATGATGCTTTCGGGCATGAAAACTTCGACGAACTATACGAGCAGTATGAACGTAAGACTTCATTAAAGTTTAAGAAGACTATACCGGCCCGTTCTTTAATGTCCCTATTCGTTAAAGAGCGCGTTGAGACTGGTCGGATTTACTTCATGAATATCGACCACTGTAATCAGCGTTCTGCGTGGGATACAGATGTTAAGATGACTAACCTATGTGTCGAGGTATTACACCCTACAAAGCCTCTGCAAGATACTTCTGATACTGACGCTGAAATTGGTATTTGTATTCTCTCGGCTATTAACGTGTTAGAGATTCAATCTGATGCTGAGATGGAGAAAGTATGTGATATTACTATTCGTATTCTAGATCAGCTTATCGATTACCAAGACTACTTCCTACCTGCAGCTGAGAACTTTACTAAAAATAGAAGATCTCTTGGCATCGGTATTACAAACTTCGCTGCTTATCTTGCTAAGAAGGGTGTGGGTTACGAGGATGCTGAAGCACCGAACGTTGCTGATGAGCTAATGGAGAAGGTGCAATATAACCTACTCAGCGCGTCATGTAGTCTTGCAGAAGAAAGAGGAGCATGCGCTAAGTTTAATGAGACTAAGTACTCAAAGGGCTGGTTACCGATTGATACGTATAAGAAAGAGATCGACGAGTATGTGACGAGAGAGAATTCTATGGACTGGGAAGCTCTAAGAGCAAGAATTAAGGAGTTTGGATTGAGACATAGTACAGTATCTGCTATTATGCCTTGCGAGAGCTCTTCGGTTATTCAATGCTCTACTAATGGTATTGAGCCTGTTAGATCTTATATAACATATAAGAAATCTAAAGCGAGAACGCTACCTGTTATTGTACCTAACTACTCTTCATATAAGAGCAAGTATACTCTAGCATATGATATGAAGAGTAATGAGGGTCTTATTAAGATCGTAGGAGCGTTACAGAAGTGGGTCGACATGAGTATTAGTGCTAATGTATATTATAACTATGCTCATTACGAAGGTGGAGCGTTACCAGATTCTAAGGTAATCAAAGAGTTATTATTAGCGTATAAACTAGGTTGGCGTACTGGCTATTACCTAAATACAGATGATGGTGATAAGCAAAGCTCAGGTGAGGATGCAGTCGATGACGGTTGTGAATCTGGAGCTTGTGCAATATAAATAAGTAACACTAATATAATATAATTAACATGAAGACTGTTCTAAATACAAAAAATATCGATACAACAAAAGAGCCTATGTTTCTAGGCGAAGATCTATCTCTACAGAGGTATGATAGGTTTAAGTACCCGAAGTTCTTCGAGCTATGGAGAAAGCAGGAAGAATTTCACTGGCTACCAGAAGAAGTATCTTTAACGAAAGACCGTAATGACTACGAAAATCTAACGGATACAGAGAGATTTATCTTTAATAGTAATCTTAAATGGCAGACTATGACTGATAGTATGCTCTCCAGAAGTATTCATAATATTAAGAACTATGTATCTAACCCAGAGCTAGAAATCTGTATGACTTCTTGGGCGAGATTTGAAACTATCCATAGTTATTCATATACATATGTACTACAGAATATCGCCAAGGATGCTACACAGTTCTTTGATTCTATTCTTGAAGATAAGGAGATTGTTAAAAGAGCGAATGAAATTAGCAGCGCATATAACACTCTACTAGGCGATGACGGTGGTTGTATGAAGCAACGAATTTTTAATTCTGTACTAAGTACTCAGATTACTGAAGGATTAGCCTTCTATACCTCTTTCGCATGCTCGTTCTTCTTCGGCTATAAAGGTAAGATGGAAGGTACGTCGAAGATCGTCGGTCTGATTGCACGTGATGAGAATCTACATACTGCTATTACACAGAATATTATGAAAAACTGGCGTGATAATCCGGATGAAGGTTTCCAGGATATTGTTAAAGACAATGAGCAGAAGGTCTATGATATGTATCGCCTCGCTGTCGCGAACGAAAAGAAATGGGCTGAATACCTCTTCTCTAAAGGGTCTCTCCTAGGGTTAAACGCTGACATGCTAGGTGGTTACATTGAATGGTTAGCTAACAATAGACTCAAGTCTCTTGGGTATGACAAGATATTTGATGCGCCTACTAACCCTATTGGAGGCTGGTTAAACAGTTTTACAGATAGTTCAAAAGTACAGGTTGCTCCTCAGGAGACTGAAATTAGTTCTTATAAGATCGGTGCAAGAGATACTGAGATTGATTCATCTGATTTTGATGAATTTGAACTATAAAAGAAGTTGATTTAATAATTCTATACGTTATAATAACCGTATATGAATATGAAAAATACAATTAAAACCGCTATCCTTTCATTGCTTGCAGCTACTGTTGTAAATGGTCAAGGTGTACAGAATACTAAAGATCAGAATGCAGTCGAGTTCGGCTACTACGAGCAACGTATCCACCGAGGGCAAGTAGACGCCACAGACGCCGCATACCTTAAGGCTTCGTCTGAGGTTGGTACGCTTCGTAATCTTAGTATTGTTGGTAGTGTTGAGCTCGTAGAAGACGACAGAGACCAGCTTCACGCATCCCTAGGTACAGTATTCAATACACCAATCGGTGATATCGATACCCGTTTAGTAGCTCATAAAACTGAAGGTTCAGATTTTACCTTTGAACTCGAAGGCCAGTACAAGGTATCTCCCTTCAACTTCGTTGACGCTATCCTCTCTCTAAACGTAGAGGATGGAAGCGGTACAATTGATTACTCGACTCAGATGATTTATACACCCGCTCTAAACATCTCTAAGAGGTTTACATCTGAATACTTTGATCTCATTCTCGGCGGCGAGACCGGTAAGAGTTATGGTCTCGATGACAGCTTTCAATACATTCAACTGTATACTCGAGTAGAAACTATCATTAATGAAACAGCTCATGTCTATGTACAGTTTAACTGGCTTGATAATGATGACGTAGTATATGATGCTACCACATTTGCTTCAAGTGAAGACTTCGACTCATCTATCCAGGCAGGTGTTTCGTTTAAATTCTAACCTAACCAAAACAAAAAA